CTAACTAGTACTGTGTAATCTGCACTGTAAATGCACAGGAATCTGCACTATAAATGTATTGTCGGGCAGGTAATTTTACTCTTTTTACAAATACTTCTTGACTTTTGTAGAAAAATGTGGTATAATAGTACATATATATAGAACAATGCAGTTCCTAAGCACAACAATTAGGAACAAATATAAGAAAAGAACCAGAAACCCAACTAGGTTAAGTCTATATAGTATGGATAACGACACAGGCTCGTCTAGAGACGACAAGAAATCAGGTAATCCTGTTGGTCGCCCTAAGAAATCTTCTGTTTCCTCCAAGAAAAAAGGGGGCAGAGGGGCTGTAGGTAGACCAAAGGGTGATGCAGCTATCATAAACGAGTACAAAGCAAGGATGTTAAACTCTCCTCGTTCTCGTGCCGTGATGGATGCTATATTTGATGCAGCATTAGACCCAGAACATAAGAACCAAGCAGCAGCATGGAAGCTAGTCATGGATCGTATTCTTCCTGTTGCTGCATTTGAAAAGGATGTGACTAAAGATGGTGGAAGAAGTGCAATCCAGATTAATATCACTGGGGTTGGAACTACAACAATTACTGATGGCAGTGAAGAGAGCCAGCCTATCGAAGGCGAACTCGCTAATTGACGAAGCAGAAGAACAATCTGCCCTTTTCTTTGAGTACTTGAGAGATAAAACCAATTGAGATATTTTACCGTATCTGAATTTGACTGTCAACATACAGGTGAAAACAACATGGAACCTGAGTTCATGGAAATGGTAGATGAACTTAGGGATCGTTGTGGTTTTCCTTTTGTTATCACTAGTGGCTACAGGTCACCCCAGCACCCAATCGAAGCAAAGAAAGATGTACCGGGAACTCACGCGCAAGGCATAGCGGCAGACATAAAAATAACTAACGCTGCCCAACGGTACACGATAATAAGAGAGGCTTTAGCTATGGGTTTTGCTGGGATTGGCGTTGCTAGTGACTTTATTCACGTAGATACACGGGGTTCTGCCCCGGTAATCTGGACGTACTAATGTTATACACTAAACACGCACAACTAACAGACGCAACAGAAACAACTCTGTTTACTGTGCCTACTGGTTTTCATGTTATTATCTACTACGTCTTTGTTGCTAACCACGCAGGCTCTACAAAAACAGCTTCTCTATGGTTTCATAAAGCTGGAGGAGCTGACAGGGTAGATATTTACGATGCAGAAAACGTAGCAGGAGGCGGTAGGCTAACTCTAGACGCAGGCAGCGGTCCTATGTTTGTCCTTCACGAAGAAGAAGTAGTTAAGGTACAAACAGAAGCTTCTTCTGACATGGAGTTTGTAGTTACTTTTGATTTACTTGAAATACCCCCAGCACTTGTAAACTTTGTTTAACAACAAAAGGAAATAACCAAATGAAATATCTATTAGCCTCTCTTTTTCTTTTTTCGTCTATGTCCTTTAGTCAAACTGTAATTCAATATGATGATGGGTCTACGTATACTCTAGAAAATAATGAAAATATTTTTGTATCAACACAACCAGTATTTTCTAAGAAAACGTATAACACAGGTGCTGTGTACTTTACTCCTGTAGAAGCTAACACTGATAGAGATTATGTTTCTTCTCCTACTGATGGTATGGAAGTAGGTTCGCATGAGTGGTGTAAAGCGTATGTACCTTGGAGCGAAGGCTTCACGTTTAATATGCAAGCTTGGCAAAGATTCTGTGACACCAACCGTGATGGTGAGTACAACGAAGATGATGCAGGTTGGGCTGAATAACGCTTGACCGACTTAAACGTACAGCTCTTACCTTGGCAGCAAGAAGTCTACTCTGATCCAACACGGTTCAAGGTAGTTGCTGCAGGAAGACGGACAGGGAAGTCCAGACTCGCAGCGTGGATGTTAATAATCAACGCGCTGCAGGCCAACAAAGGCCACGTTTTTTACGTTGCGCCCACTCAGGGTCAGGCCCGTGATATCATGTGGCAGACTCTGTTGGAGCTAGGACACCCTGTGATTGCAGGATCACACATTAATAACCTGCAAATCAAGCTGGTCAACGGGGCCACAATTAGTCTCAAAGGAGCCGACCGGCCAGAGACAATGCGTGGTGTGTCCTTGAAGTTTCTCGTGATGGACGAGTACGCAGACATGAAGCCTGACGTATGGGAGCAAATCCTCCGTCCAGCACTAGCTGACCAAAAGGGATCAGCGTTGTTCATAGGTACGCCTATGGGTAGGAACCATTTCTATGAGTTGTACAAATATGCAGAGCTAGGCGAAGATGAGACTTACAGAGGCTGGCATTTCACCAGCTACGACAATCCAATCTTGGACCCATCTGAAATCGACATGGCAAAGAAATCAATGTCGAGTTATGCCTTTAGACAAGAGTTCATGGCCTCGTTTGAAGCCAGAGGCTCAGAAATGTTCAAAGAAGATTGGGTCCAGTTTGGAGAAAAGCCAGAAGAAGGAGACTACTATATCGCTGTCGACTTGGCTGGCTTTGAAGACGTAAACAAAAAACGAACCAAGAATACAAAACTAGATGAAACCGCAATCGCTGTTGTTAAAGTTGGTACTGATGGTTGGTACGTTGATAACATTATACATGGGCGGTGGGATCTTAACGAAACTGCCGCCAAGATATTTCAGGCCGTTAGAGACTACAGACCCATTAGCGTTGGTATTGAACGAGGAATCGCAAAGCAAGCCGTAATGAGTCCACTGATGGACTTAATGAAACGCTACGGGCAGTTTTTCAGGGTAGAAGAACTAACTCACGGTAACAAGAAAAAAACTGACAGAGTTATGTGGGCGTTACAAGGACGTTTTGAAAATGGATTTGTAGCTTTGAATAAAGGAGAATGGAACAATAGATTCTTAGATCAGTTGTTTCAGTTTCCTGATGCTCTTACCCATGATGACCTTGTTGACGCACTGGCGTATATAGACCAGTTAGCTAAAGTAGCGTACAGTTACGACTTTGAAATTGATGACCACGAAATACTAGATATTGTAGCAGGTTACTAACATGAGTTTGTTTTGGAAAGAGTTTACAAAAGAGTTTTCTAATAATAAAGTTTTCAGACCTTTGAATACCTACGGAATATACGCAATCAGTGCTGTAGTGTTTTTTACACTAGGGTACTCTGTTGCTGTGATTTAAGGAACCTAAGATGGCAGAAGAAATTTTTAGCCAAGACCCTTTTACTATAGAAGAGTCTTTAGAAGATTGGGTAATAACCAAGTGTGAAAACTGGCGTGACCACTATGAGTCAAATTATGAAGAAAAATTTGAAGAATACTATAGGCTATGGCGAGGTCAATGGGACCCTGCTGACTCTGAAAGATCGTCGGAACGTTCTAGAATTATCGCTCCTGCGCTTCAGCAGGCTGTAGAGTCTAACGTAGCAGAACTAGAAGAAGCTACTTTTGGTCGTGGAAAATGGTTTGACATATCAGACAATTTTGGGGATCAACAGACACAAGATGTATTATATCTACGGAAAAAGTTAACTGAAGACTTTGAAGCGTGTAAAGTACGCAAAGCAGTTGCAGAATGTCTTATTAACTCTGCTGTGTTTGGTATAGGTATTGGTGAAATTACTTTAGAAGAAATTAAAGAAATGGCTCCTGCTACTCAACCCGTTATGGATGGGCAGTTACAAGCAGTAGGAGTTAATGTTACAAACAGAGTTATAGTAAAACTTAAACCTGTTCTTCCTCAAAACTTTTTAATTGATCCTGTAGCTACATCAATAGAAGATGCTATGGGTGTAGCTGTTGATGAGTTTGTTTCTAAACACAGCGTAGAAATGTTACAAGAACAAGGAGTGTATAGAGAAGCTTTTATTGAATCCGCTTCTCCTGATACTGATTTAGAGCCTGACCAAGACCTTACAATTTACAACGATGACAAAGTACGGTTAACTAAATACTACGGTTTAGTACCAAAAGAACTACTTGAGGCTGAAGATGTAGACGTAGAAGAAAACTCTAAGTACGTAGAAGCTATTGTTGTTATTGCTAACGGCGGTACGCTTTTAAAAGCAGAAGCTAACCCGTACATGATGAATGACCGTCCTATTGTTGCATTTCCTTGGGATGTAGTACCCGGACGTTTCTGGGGTCGTGGTGTATGTGAAAAAGGCTATAACAGCCAGAAAGCACTTGATACAGAGTTACGAGCACGTATTGACGCCCTGTCACTTACTATTCATCCTATGATGGCGATTGACGCAACAAGACTACCTCGTGGTGCTAAACCAGAAGTTCGCCCCGGCAAGATGATATTAACTAATGGAGATCCTCGTGAAGTACTTCAACCTTTCAACTTTGGGCAAGTGGGGCAAATCACTTTTGCACAAGCTGCTAGCCTTCAACAAATGGTGCAACAAGCAACTGGAGCCGTGGATTCCGCAGGCATTGCAGGGCAAGTCAATGGCGAAGCAACCGCTGCTGGCATTAGTATGTCTCTTGGTGCTATTATTAAGCGTCATAAGCGTACTCTTATAAACTTCCAGCAATCTTTCCTGCTTCCGTTTGTAACCAAAGCTGCACATCGGTACATGCAGTTTGACCCTGAAAACTACCCTGTAGCTGACTACAAGTTTAACGCTACGAGCACTCTGGGTATTATTGCTCGTGAGTACGAGGTTACTCAGTTGGTACAACTTTTGCAGACTATGAAGCAAGACAGCCCCTTGTACCCTGTGTTGATCCAGAGCATCATCGACAACATGAACCTCAGTAACCGTGAGGAACTAATTTCGGCAATGCAACAAGCGGCACAACCTAATCCTCAAATGCAACAAATGGCACAGATGGCTCAACAAGCACAGCTTGAGTTCCAGCAAAGTCAAACCGCTGCACTTAACGCACAAGCTGCTGAGTCGCAAGCTAGAGCGGCTAAGTACAACATGGATACACAGTTAGCTCCTGAAGAATTAGAAATTGAAAAACTGGAAGCAATCACAAGGAATCTCAAGGAAGGGGATCAAGAAGACAAGGAGTTTGAACGCCGCTTAAAGGTGGCAGACGCCCTACTAAAAGAAAAGCAAATAGAAGGAAAACGTCCTAATGCTAATGACACAAACCGAAATGACCAAATTCCTAGATCAAATCAACCAAGCGTTCCAAACGCAGTTCGACAAATTGGACTTACTGGAGAGCCGGGTCAAGGAACTGGAGGACAAAGTTAATGCCCAAGAAAAAGGATCCAAAGCTGGAACGAGCAGGGGTAAACGGGTACAACAAGCCGAAGCGGACGCCTAATCACCCTACCAAAAAATACGTGGTGGTAGCTAAGGAAGGTGACAAAACCAAGACAATACGTTTTGGCGATGCTAAGATGAAGATCAAGAAAGATCAACCAGCACGACGAAAGTCTTTTAGGGCTAGGCACAAGTGTGACACAAACAAACCCAGTAAACTAACCGCAAGATATTGGTCTTGCAAGAACTGGTAAGGAGATAGTTATGCCATACGGACCCGGAACATACGGAAGCAAAGTTGGAAGACCACCTAAAAAGAAAAAAGCTAAGGCTAAGAAAAAGAAAAAGAAGAGTATGTAAAGATGCCTGCTAAGAAAAAGAAAGCAAACGATGCGTGTGCAAAAAAGGTCAAAGCCCGTTACAAGGTATGGCCTTCTGCGTATGCGTCTGGTGCTGTAGCTAAGTGCCGAAAGGTAGGCGCTAAGAACTGGGGTAAGAAAAGTGGCCGTAAGAAAAAGTAAGAAAGGCGCTGCCCTCAAGAAGTGGTTTAAGGAAGAATGGGTTGACGTTAAGACCGGAAAGCCCTGTGGACGCTCTGGTAAAGACAAAAAGAAACGTCCGTACCCCTCCTGTAGACCCAAAGCTGTAGCCGCAAAAATGACAAAAGCTGAAAAAGCATCATCATCAAGGCGTAAAAAAGGCCCAGCTAAAATTAAACACGCAGTTACAGCGTCAGGGCGTAGACGTAAAACTGCCAAAAAAAGGTCTTGACAAAAGACTTAAAATATGGTATAATAGGAGATATAGAGATAACCACATGGCCTCATTAGATCAACAAACAGAACAATACTACAACAAATACTTTGACCTGTTCCGTTCAGAAGGGTGGAAACAGTTAATCGAAGAACTGCAACAAAACGCTCTTGTAATCAATAGCGTAGAAGCAACAAAAGATGAGAATGATTTGTATGTACGAAAAGGACAACTAAACGTACTTGCTTATATTCTTAATTTTGAAAACACAACTAATAATAATTACGAAGAGTTAGTCAGCGATGATTAAAGTATTTGATTTTCGCTGCACAAACGGACATACCTTTGAAGAATTTGTAGACGGAGACATTACAACCAGTAGGTGCGGTTGTGGTGCAAATGCTACAAAAATCGTTTCAGCTACTCAACACGTACTTGAAGGTGCTTCTGGGGATTTTCCCGGTAGACACATGAAATGGGTACGCGAACATGAAAACGCTAAACGATCTAGTCGGGAATCCTAGTCTTAGGGCATCTCCCATTTTAATCCTCCATAACCTTAATAACAGGCGGGGTAAGTTTATATTATGTCACGAGCACAATTACTTGATGAGCGTCCAGAAGAAGAAGCAACAGAAACAACTGAAGAGCTAACTACAAACTCTATTGAGAATCCTGAAGAGGAACAGCCTCAAGAACCAGAGTTTGAACTTCCTGAAAAGTATCAAGGTAAGTCTGTCGAAGAACTTGTACAGATGCACCAAGAGCTTGAAAAGTTTTCAGGCAAACAAAGTACGGAAGTTGGTGAGTTACGAAAGTTAGTTGATGACCATATTCAGACACAACTCTCAATACAACAAGCACCTCAACAACAGCAACAAGAAGATGATGAAGTAGATTTTTTTGTTGATCCTCAAAACGCTGTTAACAGAGCTATAGACAATCATCCTAAAATTAAAGAAGCGGAAGCTTACACACAACAAGCAAAACAACAGGCTACTCTTGCACAGTTGAAATCTAATCATCCTGATATGGAAAGTATACTACAAGACCCTAAGTTTGCTGAGTGGATTAAAGGGTCGAAAGTCCGAACAAATTTGTTTATTCAGGCAGACCAAAGTTACGATTACGACTCAGCGCATGAACTGTTTTCTCTCTGGAAAGAAAGAACACAAGCAGTACAACAAACTGCACAGGCAGAAAAAGCTGCCCGTAAAAGTACATTAAAGTCTGCAAGTACAGGCAATGCTCGCGGAACAGCAGAAGGATCGCGTAAGAAAATTTATCGTCGTGCTGACTTAATAAAACTTATGCAAACTGACCCTGATCGCTACATGGCGCTGCAACCTGAAATTATGGCAGCGTATGCAGAGAAGAGGGTCAAATAGCCTAACCTTTAAGGAGAATTAAAATGGCTGGTGAAACCTCTGGTGCATATTTTACAGCTAATGCTGTAGTAGACAAAACCGCAGCGGGTACTTTTATCCCCGAAATTTGGTCGGATGAAATTATTGCTGCATACCAAAAGAACCTGAAGATGGCTCCCCTTGTCAAGCGTCTGTCAATGACCGGCAAGAAGGGTGACGTTATTCACATTCCTAAGCCTATCCGTGGATCAGCTAATGCTAAGGCAGAAGCTACCGCAGTAACCATTCAGGCTAACCTTGAGACAGAGCTGACCGTCACTGTAGACCGTCACTTTGAGTACTCGCGTCTGATTGAGGACATTGTAGAGGTACAGGCTCTGTCTTCTCTGCGACAGTTCTACACTGAAGACGCTGGTTACCAACTGGCTCTGCAAGTTGACACTGACCTGATTAACGCCGCTACTGGCTTTGGTAACGGTACTCGTACTGCTACTCCCGCCGCTACTGGTGCTAATTGGGTAAACAGCAACAGCTACTACTTCAATGCCGCCACTGGCCTTGCTACGTATGCTGTTGACACTGTAGCTACTGGTGACAACTTTACTGACCTTGGCTTCCGTGAGGCTATCAAGCTGATGGACGATGCTGACGTACCTATGGACGGACGAGTTCTCGTTATTCCTCCTGCGTCACGTAAGTCAATCATGGGCATTGAGCGTTACGTGTCTTCCGACTTTGTTGGTGGCCGTGGCGTTGAGTCAGGTCTAATCGGTAACCTGTACGGTGTAGACATTTACGTGTCTAGCAACTGTCCTGTTATTGAGACAGGCGCTGAAAACGGTGCTTCAGCTCTTGATACTCGTGGTTGCTTGTTCTTCCACAAAGACGCTCTCGTTATGGCAGAGCAACTCGCTGTACGTTCTCAGACACAGTACAAGCAGGAATACCTGTCTACGCTGTTTACGTCTGACACGCTGTACGGTGTTGAGACTTACCGTCCCGAAGCAGGATTCATCCTGTCTGTTTGCGACGAGTAAACTCTACGGGGGTCGTAACTGGCCCCCTTTTATTTAAACGTCTTGACGACAGGGTGTTTAACTAAAAGTTAAATAGGATAACCTTATGACTAATTACGTAAAGTTTACTAATTTTACTGTTAAAGATTCTCTACCTACGGGTGACATTAATAAGGTTATTCGTGGTGCAGAGTTTGATACAGAATTTGATGATATTGCTACTGCTATAGCAACTAAGTCTAATATTGCTAGTCCTACTTTTACTGGTACTGCTACGTTTGATGGGATTACTGCTACAGGAAATGTTAACTTTACAGGTGGTTCTGTAACAACTAACATTGACGGTGGTACTATTGATGGCGTTACTATTGGTGGAGCTACTCCGGGCGCTGGTACATTTAGTTCTCTTGTGGCTACGACTGCTGATATTAATGCTGGCACTATTGATAATACTGTTATTGGTGGATCTACGCCAGCCGCAGGAACATTTGCCGCTGTTGCTGGTACTACAGGAACTTTTTCTGGTGCTGTTACAGGCTCTAATTTAAACATATCTAATTGGGATGTTGCTTTTGGGTGGGGTAATCACGCGACACAAGGATATTTAACTACAGTTACTTTTTCTAATTTAGACGCTGGTGCAATTACTACGTCTAGTGAAACTTTTGCAAACAGCGACACACAGATACCAACTAACGCCGCTGTACGTAACTGGGTGCTAACTACGTATCCAACTATTGTAGAACTTAATGACCTTACTGCTAACGTAACGTGGGCTATAGTACCTGATGCTTTTATTAGTGCATCGTCTGTAAACCAACACATTACGCTACCTGAAGAAACTTCCCACGCAACTCTTTGTAAACTTGGAGCAATCTAATGGCTGACGAATTTGTTGAAGTAGTTAATACTACTATTACTAGTACAGAACTACCTAGTAATAACTCTACACACACTTTAAAAACAGCAGGAGCTAATGAGTCTTTTGCTCTAAAAGATATTGGAATTAAAACTCAAAGTCAAATAGCAGAGTATAGTTTTTTGTTAAATGACTTTGAAGCTGTTTCTTTTGGTGCAGGAGAATCAGGAATAGCTTCTGGTCTTGATTTAATTCCAAAAAGCGGTACTTTAAAAATTAAAGGAAAAAATATCCCTATTGATTCTGAATCAGTTTTCTTTTCTACTGATTATGTAAACTCAGGAACAGCACAATTTTTATCATTAAAAGAACGAGTATTTAGTCCTGAGTTTGCTAGAGAAAACAAAAGTAGCCAGAATTTTGATAGTACTTTTGTAACTACAGATACTTTTAATCCTCCTTATACTGGTTATACGGCAAGACAAGGCCAGCCTAGGTTTGCTTGGAGAAACGGTGATAGAGTTAGGGCTATAACGCACCAAGCTAATCACTCAAGCGGTAGTTATTTTGATTATTCAGATACGGCAGGAGGAAGCCAAACATCAATTTCAAACAAACCTAGTTTTGAATATGTTGAAGATTTAAACAAAATATTTTATCTTGAAACATCAAATAACACTATTCAAGTATCTAATACGGACTCTAACATTAGTTTTTCTCTCTGGAAAGATATGGGCAGCCTTAGTACTTTAAGCAGAATAAGACATTGTAAAGGCTGGATAATTTTTGTTCAAAGTGTATCTGATAGTAACCCAACAATAAAGGCTATTAATATAACTTCAGGTATAACTTTAAACTTTACAGGAAGCAACAAAAATTACGAAGGAAGCAGTAATACCTCTAGCTCAATGGGTTTATGTTTTAGTTATGATGCCGCTACAGATAAAATTTTTATGTTTAGGTCAAGTTACGCAACAAGTAACCCCGTTTACATTACTAGGCACGAGTTTCCTAAAACATTAACGGAAATGAACGCCTATTCTTCTGACACAACAATTAGTGATTCTTTTACTAGAGAATCTAATTCTTTTACTAGAACCAGTCCAAGTGCTGGTCCATTTGCTTATCAATATATTCATATTTTTAGAGGAAGCACTGTAAACGGAAATATTTTTTATCTTCCAACCACAAATGGTAGAACTATTTTTTATTACGATTTTGCTGAAAACGCGCTAACAGAACTTTCAGGATATGATTTAGATAATATAGGTTCAAATCGTTATCCTTTATTACAAGTAAGAGAAGTAAGTACTTCAGATAAAACTGAATATGGTGGTTCTTTTTCAGATGTTGATGTTCGTGTTACTGGTATTCAAACAACATAAGGAGATGACTAATGGCTTTAAGTAAATCAGCGGGATCAACAACAACAACAAAAGCTGTTTTTTTATATACTGGTAACGCAGGAAATAATGGAACAGCCTACACTGTTCCTGCGGGTAAAGTATTCAAAGGTTATTTTATAAGTTCAAATAACTCAAGTAATGATTTTAATTTTAGGGTAGATGGAACTACTTTTAGTACAAAACAAAATAGTACTTATTTTCACAGAAATATTCCCGTAACACTTCCTCCCGACTCAGTTGTTGCAAATAACAGTACAGAATATTTTACTATATCAGGAGAACTTGTCGATGGTAGTTAATATTGATTCAACTAATTTAACGGCTGTTGTTTTAGACGATGCTGACAACCCTACTAAAGAGGTTGTGTTTGGTAATTGGAATCCTGTGGCATTACGTAAATGGAAAAACGAAGAAGAACTCCGTAGTTTTATTGATTCTATGTCTGATAACTATTGGAATGACTACGTAGCTCCTGAGTCCTCCGAAGAATCTTCAGAGTAAACAATGAATGGACCCTGTATCTCTGGTAGCAATGGCGTCTACGACGTTCAAGGGCGTACAGGTTCTTGTATCCAAAGGCGCTGAAATTGAACATGTAGCTAAAAAGCTAGGTCACTGGTACGGTCTAGTTTCTGACATAAAAGAAGCTGAGAAAGAAGCAGAAAATCCTCCGCTGTTTAAAAAGATATTTGACGGTGGGTCAGTAGAAGAACAGGCACTCAACGCTGTTATAGCCAAGAAAAAAATAGAAGAACAAGAAAAGCAAGTCAGGGAACTGATTACTTGGGCATACGGAGTTGAGACTTACAAAGAAATGATGCAGATGCGTAAGGA